CGTAGAAAGAAGCTGAAGAAGTATACTACGGTAGACAACTGGAAGGAACTGGTTAAGGGCGATAGAATTAAGGTTGTACGTGGTACTGGTACGTACTATGTTAATGACGCTGGGGATAAACAGTATCTTGCTGACGCTGGTATATACAATGTTATTTCTAGTGACGATAAGGGCTTGACCGTATATGCCAACGATGGAGGATTCGGGTATATCTATATGGGACCAGAAGAACCATCATCTACTCTGCCAAATGTATTTAGGAGTCCTCATAAAGTACTAAAAGTCAACATTCCTGAGCGAGTTTAATATTGGGGCAATTTGGTCCAAATATTACATAACAAGGCCGCTTATTTCTATAATTAGGCCCATTTTGGGTCAAATTAGATAGGGGTGAATATATGGTAACAAAGAAAGAATTCTTCACATACATGTCTTCTATATACAATGAAGACTTTCAAGATGATGATGTATACAAAACTTTCAAGTCTATTATTAAAATCAAAGACCGGGATCAAATTAAGCAATTAAAAGAACTCACTTTGATGAACAAGCGTGAGAGATTACTATATAGACACTCATTAGCGGCTAATGGTAAGGAACTCACACCAAGACAAGTAGACCAGTATATCAGCATGGTTGAACTGGCTATAGAACAAATAGACTAATCTCCAATAGACCCTAGGGATTACTTCAATAGTACCTCTAGGGTCTTTCTCTATACATACAGTACACACTCTACTCTCCTACCCTAGTACCATCTCAAAAGGAAATGGATATCCAATATTTTATTATTATGTGAATTATCCACGTTATAATCAAATATTTATCCTCCCCTATATATGAGTGTGTTGTGTATGGTATCCTTATATGTATTCTTATGTATGTATACTGTGTTTATAGGGGTTTATGAGCGTTGTGATCCTTGCTATAACTACCCGATTTTGACCCACTTGGGTGTATATTATAATGGATATATTAGGGTAAACAGCCCACAGAAAAATCCATTAAAGAATACTAAATGGGAGAAAAACCCACAAATCGGAGAGAAAAAAATGATATCAAACCAAGAAAATAATGAGATAAAGCAGCAGATGGATGTTGTTATATCTGAGCTAGAAAAGCTTGGGGTATCCGCTAGTAGCCATAGCAATAATACTGAGGGGCTTGGTGACGTTGTTGAAAATGTATTGAAATCTGTAGGCATAACAGAAGAACGATTCAAGCAATGGTTTGGATTAAGAGAGTGTAATTGCTCTAAAAGAAAAGCTTGGCTAAATAATCTGTTTAGTTGGAAGAAAAATCAGACTCAAGGTTGACAATCCGTTTTGACGATGTACAATCCTACTGGTAGAACACTATAATACAGTAGGAGTACAAATGCGATACGGTCTATGCTGCATATCTCTTGAATTACAAGAGCTTGACAATCCTATAAAATTTCAAACCATGACATACAAGCGGTTTTCATCGCTTGATCGTGAAGATGCCCTAGAAATTCTGGGCGACCGCATTCTCAACAATATGCGTGTCACGAACTCTATTATGCAGCATTGTGCTAAACATAATATGGTTTATCGTATTTCTAGTGATTTATTCCCCCTTATTACATATGACGAAGCCAACATTGACTTAGAGGATTTGCCAAATTATGACGATATTCAAGAAAGTTTTGATACTATTGCGGAGACTATTTCCAGTAATATGTTGCGTATTTCTTGTCACCCTAGTGAATTTAATGTGCTGGCTTCCACAAACCAAAAAGCAGTCGAAAAGTCCATCACAGAACTTAATTTCTATTCTTCATTCATGGACAGAATCGGATGCCCAGCAGACTATCGATCCCCAATGAATCTCCACGTTCATAATAAGCATGGAACCCATAGCGAGATCATAAGTCGTTTCATGCAGACGTTCAACAGTTTAGATGACAATTGTCGATCTAGGCTTGTTATTGAGAATGACGATAAAACTGGCTGCTGGTCTGTCAAAGAACTCACCGATATATTCCATCCTGCCACCCGTATACCGATTACATTCGACTACTTGCATCATGCCTGCCATCCAGACGGCCTGACAGAAGAAGGGGCTATACGGGCTTGCTATGCAACGTGGGGCGATTATACGCCACTCTTCCATTACAGCGAAAGCCGTCCCGGTAATAACCCAAGGGCGCACGCTGATTATGCCAATAATATTTTTGATACCTACGGTCTAGAGTTTGATATAGACTTTGAACTCAAAATGAAAGATTTTGCTATATTCAAACACAAACATATGATGAAGGAGTTAAGTTATGCATGATGATCCTTTAATAGAAATCAAATGTATAAACAAGATGTCCAAACATATTGGTAAAGATGTGGCTAAAAATATGAATATACCTTTGGATGAATTAAAACAGTATATCAAGCCAAAAGAGATCAAGTCCATCATATTACAATATTCTATCGTAAAGAATGGAAAAGCATTGATAAACGCATTTATACTTCAAAAGGTATTTAGAGAAGTAAATAATTGGATACTAGGAATACAATTATCAAAAATGGCAGCAAAGGGCGAATTGGAAGCATTGTGGGATGATGAGCAGAATTGTATGGTGTTCTCATCAAAATGACTCAACTCTTGACAGCCTAATGACGATAGTGTACAATACACCCATCTAAGGAGAACTTTAATGACTTGGCGTGAACTTAAAAACTTTATTAACAAACGTGCTAGGAATAATAAATCATTTTTGGACGCAGATGTTAATCTTTACAATTTTGATGATGGTTCGGAACATGATGTAGACATTACAGAATTGTCATGTAATAAAGAAGAATCAGACAATGAGGATGGAACTAACTGGGTTGTATATCTTTCGATAAATGATAAGGACGCAAATGATGAAACAGAAACTACGGAAGCAAGTGTCGATTGATTTCTTGAATCATGTAAAATTAAGTGTAAATGATATGCTTCAAACCAAGATTCCACAATCCACCAAACAAAAACTATGTATTATCATGGAAAAACTGTTGAATGAAACCAAGAGTTATAATGGATACAAGTATTTGTATTGGACTAGATATGGTAAGCTTGATTGGGATGAAGCTAAAACCAAGGCCGTCTATAAGGATATCCCAAAGGAATATATAACTGGTCCAGAGGATACAGGCAAGATTGATTTTGTAAGCGATATACAGGGCGAATATTCACGTAGCTATAATTAGGAGGACTTTATGGACCGATTTGATCTTGAAAACCATATCACCAATCTTCATTCGATTGTTGATTCTTTAAATGATATTTCTTATGGTATCCTTGAAGGTGAGTTTACTAAGGATGAGACTGTAAATGCTGTTGATGGTCTAGCGGTTTTGACTAAGGCTAAGATCGAAAAGCTTTTTGATACATTTGTAAGAGTATTTGAATTAGATGGATATACTCAAGACTTAACCGAGAATATTGATCCATTTAATACTCAAGATGTGTGGGTTTGATGCTCTGGAAAGAAATTAAGTCTTGGGCAACAAACCACAATTATACCGCAAAAAAGACTGAGGATGGATATGTCTGGTCTAGGCTTGACAATCCATCTAGGTCTGGTATAAGTAAGAGTGTCAGCAAACTAGCTACCGACATATACAATGATATGACGGATAATAAATTCTTAGAACATCAAGAGAAATACAAGAATGACTCACGATTTTGATTATGTTGAAAATATGGTTAGTGATCTTAGGGCTACAAGTAGCACTAAAGACAAAGAGGGAATTATTTTGGACTATTGCGAACGAAATAGTCCCGCAGCGGCTTTTGCAAAGAAAATTCTACTTTATACATATCATCCATTGTGGCAATATAATGTCACTAGTGACAATTTAAAGAAAAAGAATCAACTACGTGGTCAAAAGTATCACACTCTTTTTGAACTATTAGATGATCTAAAGAGTCGTTCAGTTACAGGCCATGATGCTATTGGTGCTGTAAATAGTTTTGTTGAACGTTATTCTATTTACGAAGAACTCATTCACTGCATTATCGATAAGGACTTAAAAACCCGTGCTGGCGACAAGATCATCAACAAGGCTATTCCAGATCATATTCCAGAGTTTAGTGTTGCTCTGGCAGATAAATATGAGCCTAAACTTGTAGATTGGAAGGATGGATGGTATGTTAGTCGCAAAATTGATGGTGCTAGGTGTATTGCTATTGTTGATGAACGCGGTGAAACCATTTTCCTATCAAGAACAGGTAAAGTTTTCGATACTTTGTCTGTTATCGCTAATCACATTCGTAATATGGGCATTTCTAACGTAGTTCTTGATGGAGAACTTTGTTTAGTCGATGATGATGGCAATGAAGATTTCCAAGGGGTTATGAAACAACTCAAGAAAAAAGATCATACGATCACAAATCCTTGTTTTAAAATCTTCGACATGCTTACGCATAACGAGTTTTATAGTAAAAAGGGTGAAAGTAATCGCCCGTATTCGTTGAGATTGGCTAATCTTCTGGAAACTTTCAAGAATAACAATAGTTCCTGTCTATCTATTCTCAAGCAAGATAAGATAAGTGGCGATTCTCATTTTCAAGAATTTGTACAAGAATCCACCCGCAATGGATGGGAAGGTTTGATGCTTCGTGCAGATGAATCATACAAAGGAAAACGAAGCAAAGACCTATTAAAGTATAAGAGCTTTCATGATGATGAATACGTCGTTATTGCTATTAAGTTTGGACCATTTCGTTATGTAAAAAATGGTCAAGAGTGTGAAGAAGAAATGCTTTCAAATGTAACCGTTCAACATAAAGGATATAATGTAGATGTAGGGAGCGGTTTCACCATATCAGAAAGACAATACTTCTATAGTAATCCAGACGCCATTGTTGGCAAAGTAATCACTGTTCAATACTTTGAAGAGACAAACAATCAAGATGGTGGCATTAGTCTCAGATTCCCTACGCTAAAATATATTCATGGAGTTAAAAGAGATGTATGAGTTTTCCAATCCGCTAGATTATATACTAAAGTGTACAGAGCAGGGTCTTATACCTAAAATCTTCACTGTTCAAAATGCTAAAGATGAACTAAAAAAACTCCGCTCTGAACTTCAAGAATTAAAAGAATATAATCAAGAACTACAGTGGATAAACAAACTCTTGCATGAACATCAAAATTCGTCCTGCAACAAGAAATGCTCAAGGCAAACCTTGACAAGTGACGATGATAGTGTACAATGATGGAAATGCGGGAGTGTAGTCCAACGGCAGAGACAAAGGACTTAAAATCCTTCAAGTGTGGGTTCGAATCCCACCGCTCCTATTTATTAATTGATAATGAGTTTACTCTTATGACATTCGACAAATGGCTTCAACAAGACGAAGGATTCGGACCAAGAATAGATCGAATATTGGATGATGTAAAAGTCTCAGTTGAACAAGAAAAAACTGACGATATAATTAAATGGTTAATGGCAGCATACGCTATGGGTCACGAACAAGGATATGATACTGGGTATTATGACGCCTCAGAAGAGGCTGGATTAACTTAACAAGGAGATTATATGAGTAAAAATTCGCTGGAGACTTTTAAGATTGGAAGTAAGGTTAAGTTGGCTGAAGATGTTTATGGGGTTATTAGTGCTGTGTGTATTCGTGGCAATAATTATGTTACCTATGAATGTTCTTGGTGGAATGGCCGCTCCCATGATAGTAAATGGTTCCATGAGAATGAAATTGAAGTTACTATCAGTGAAAAAACCAGAATAGGATTTGCATAAACGAAAGAGGATATCATGACAGATGATTGTTTTGAGTGGGAAAACAATTTAGTTGCCGTTGCTTATGCTCAAATGAATGATCGCGGAGACTTGTTTGATCTAAGATTACAGAAAAACCCTTACATACAAAATAACAAAGTTATTACTTTATACGCTTTAAGGAAAGATATATGCCATACATCGAAGAATCAAAAAGAGAAAGAGTAGATAGTTGTATTTCTGAGTTGGTACTTTGTATGAAAAGTACATTGCTCAACGCTGAAAACATTAATGTGTTTAACCTTGACAAACTAAACAATCAAGATATACTTGATTCAGCAGGTGTTGTTAATTACTGTATCACTAGGATCGTTAATAAAATGATGGGAGAGATTTCATACCCAAAAATAGCAGTGATGACAGGAGTGCTAGAAAATATTAAGCAAGAATTCTATCGTAGAGCAGCAGCACCATATGAGGATCGCAAGATCAACCAAAATGGAGATATAAAAGAATACAAGAAGATTTAAATATTTGCCCCAATAGCTCAATTGCATAGAGCAGGTCACTTCTAATGACAAGGTTGCAGGTTGGAGTCCTGCTTGGGGTACTTTTAAAATTATGTGTATAAATGGATAGAACCTACTGTTATATCCAAGGAGACATATAATGAAATGTGCTAAATGTAATTTAAACGACAGAGAGTATAGTGTACAAACAGGATCAAGAAAGGGTAAAATACAATCTTATTGCAAACAGTGTAATAAAGAGAATGTTATTCAAAGACAAAGAGCTTTAAAAGAAAAATGTGTTGAATACTGTGGTGGCAAATGCAAAATTTGTGGTTATTCTAAATATCTTGGAGCATTAGACTTTCATCATTTAGACCCTTCAACCAAAGATATAGCATTTAGTAAATATAGAGCTACTTCATGGGAAAAAAATAAAGAAATTTTGACCAAAGAATTAGACAAATGTATTTTACTATGTGCAAATTGCCATAGAGAAGTTCATGGTGGACTACATAATGAAATATGATTTGCGGAAGTGCCAGATTTCCATCCATTGCTCTAAAAAATCGTGTGCAACCACCAACGTATACGCTATAATATTGTAGCTACGGAGCCAAACGATACCCGTGAACGTGGGGATCAATTGGATTCATAGAATAGTGTTCTTAAAACTTTATTCTATGAGGTGACTTATGTATAAGATTGATAATTTTAACAGAGAATTGATAATTGAAAGATATGTTGATGATATTGTAGGAAGGTTGCATTTTCTTGAAGTAAAAGAGCATTTAAAAGATTGCCTATTGCAGCAAAAACACTCATTAAACAATGAGGATCTTGAAATAGAGATTATGCGTCACGATCCCGGTCTTATGACAGATATTTATCTAGAAGAGACTCTAGAGGAGGTGTCCCATGCCTAGATCATTTTCTAAAATCATAGAGTTCCGTATTGACGGTGAAATTTATGATGATAAAACAAAACCAGAATCGATATTAAATAACTACGATTGGACATTTGAAGATAGTATGGATGGAAATATTCAGATCTTTGCACATCACAAAGATGATCGTGGACAGATTACGAATATGACTAAGATTGGTGTGTATAAGCCATACTACAAATCAGATACAGAGCGTATTACAAGCACTTAAATAGAAATGTTTGATTCAAGTAGAAACGAAAGGAATCGTTTCTACTATTCTATATGTACAAAACTAACAATATTATTCTAGATGACTGTTTAATAGAAGTTCATTTCAATTCTTTACTAAAGAATAAACCATACTTAGTGCGGTATATTTCTTGGGATGAAAAGCTTGAACTGCGGTTATCTACAGAAGAATTAAGCAAAGTATCTGAATTAATCAATACGATATTAGAGGATGACATAAATGCCAGACCTAACGCTATCTGATAAAGAAGTTAAATTGATTCTTGATATGATTGACAATCAGCTTGATATGATATACCAAAATATCAATTACTCTGCAACGTCCGAATTCATGACTAAAAGGATAGAGCTTTTACTTAATATGCAAAAAAGGCTATCGATATATGAAGAATAGTATAGCTATTATAGGTGATGTTCATGGTAAATACGGGCGTTATCATGAAATCATCAGAGAACAAGATCGATACCCATACACTTTGCAGCTTGGCGATTTTGGATTTAAATATGAGACATTAAAAAATGTTGATTCTACTAGACATTTGATATTGCCGGGAAACCATGACAATTATAATGATTGTTATAACTACGCTCATTTTCTTGGTGATTATGGATACACATCTCTGAATAGGGTAGAGTTTTTCTATTACCGTGGAGCATATAGTATTGATCGTCACTATAGAACAATCGGTATTGATTGGTGGGAACAAGAGCAGGTAACAATAGATGAATTTATGATAGCTAGAGAGTTGTATAGACAATCTAAGCCAAAAATTGTTATCACTCATGATTGCCCACAGGCAATTGCTGCCATTATGCTTCGTCCAGATCAAAAAATTTATGAAAATATGACGGGGTGGGCATTGAATGAATTACTGAATATTCATCAACCAGATTTATGGATATTTGGTCATTGGCACCAATCTCGTATTATTGAATACGGGAAAACAAAATTTGTGTGCCTTGACGAACTAGAGATGTATGATATAATAGTTGATGCCGAAAGGTAGGGATCGCGGGTATTCCCACAATCAACTTCCGTAGACTCTTTGGTAGTATTCTGTGTAAGACTGAGAATGCTGCTTTATGTTACTATGAGCAATATATTCAAAGATTATGAGGTAATGTACTGTGATAATTCCTTAGATAGCTGGATGTTCTATATAGGATTATATATTTGGTGGATACTATACTATATTTCTATATTTATCGGTTTATCTATAATAGTTCTACTATTCGCAATACCTCTACTTACTATTTGCGGATTATTATCTAGTATCAGCATTAAGATAAAACCAACAAAACATAAAAAACACAAAAAGAATAAAACAAAACACAAAACTAAAACAAATACAGATTACAACTCTAGACTAGAAAAATTTAAGAAAAAACATGGAAAGCTTTGAAAATTGGCTGAATACAGTAGAGGGATTCTCATTGAGATGCGAAAGAGCATACGATGATTTGGTTAAAAAACCTATAGATGAGGTAGACAATTGGCCTGCAATTAAAACGTGGCTTGAGGCAGCATACATTGCTGGCTGGGATGATGCTAGGGCTGAGATTAGGGAGAGTCTAAAGTAATGTGGGATGAATCACTACCGGCTTACTCAGGATCATTAGAAGATCAAGTTACTCTTTTTATGATCTATTTAAGATACGGTATATTTTATGCTATTGTATTACTAGGAATTATATCTATAGCTATAGCATTAATCTCACCAATATTTATCGCATATTTTAGTATAGATTCTTTTAAAATCAAGATAACACAAAAGAAAAATAAGCAGCAGATAAAACAACTTAAAAATGATGAAGATTTCTATATTAATAGATTAGAACAACACTTAAAGAAAAAAAACAAGAAAAAGAAATAATATGCAAGCAGAAGAAAATAATGACGATCTTCCAGATAGCAAGATTCCTTGGTGGGATAACCATTATGAAGGTGTTTATAGCGACGATCCAGAGCATGGATATCCATATGATATTGGAACCAAGGTGCAAGAATGACTCTGAAAATAAACTGGATAGGATGGAATATAAATGCATTGTTTTGCTATGGATGTAGATATAATAGTGGAGTACCATACTCTTATATTAAAATTGGTCCAATAATGATTAGGAAATACTTATGAAGGGTCCACTTATTTATTATGAAATCCACCATATGTATGGTACTGACCTGAGTAGTACCAAGCTTGCTACTGAATTAAAGCAGAGCATACTTGATGATATTGATCTTGGATTTAATGTCGAAATAGATTTTAAGGGTGTGCGTAGTTTATCAAACGGATGGACTAGAAATGCCTTTGGAATTATCGTTAAAACAAAAGGGGAAGAGTTTTTCAAAAATCATATTTTGCTTAGTAACATGAGTAACGGTGTTAGAAAAAGTATTTTAGAAGGAATCAAACAGGTTTTAGTATGAGAACTTGGAAAGAAAAAATCACAAAAGTTCTTGATGATGTTCATTGTGATTGTTGCGGTAAAAGTACAACAAATTATGTTGACGTTGGGCCAGATTATGCAACACTTGAAAGTTGCTGGGGATATGGATCAACAGACGATGGAGCGAAATATGACATTGATCTTTGTGAACATTGTTTTTCAGAGATTTTAACATTCATTAGAGATAAAAGACGAAGAGTATTGGGTCCATTCAAATATCCATATGACAATGATCCACTAGATGGAGTTCAGTATCTATGAGTAATCTAACAAAAG